CTTTAGTGCATACTGAGTATAGAACTTGTATGCCCCTACGAATGTTGGGAAGCGGAACTTGTGTCCATATGCTTGCTTAAATAGTTCCTTTGTAAATTCAAATGAATACTGATCTAGAATTTCATTCTCATAATATTCATGTTCTACTAGGTAGTGCAATTTTTCTTCCAGGCTGTGGAAAAACACAGTATTCAAATTAACGTGATCAAGAAAATATGCTCGTGCTGCCTCCTTATCCTTGTCAAATTGAATTTTGCCTTCTGATGACCATAGATTTAGCATGGCATTTAGTTCGTGATAACTATAATTATCCATTGAATTTCTCCAACCTTTCCTGTACTTTTTGTACGTCTTCTGACGTTCCAAATATTTCTACTCTGGCTATTATGGGGACACCAGTCTTCCCTGAGATTATTTCTGCTGCCTTGCAGTAGTGCTCTCCAAAATTAGTATTTCCAAAGCCTATGATGCCCTGGAGCAAATCCCTGTTTCCAGGAATATTTAAAAAGTGTCGAACCTGTCTGGGGATTGCAGACTTTTCGCTACCCCCACCATAAGTTGGTACAAAAAGAATATACCTATGCTCAACGACAAGAGGGTTGTCAGTATCCCAATTGATAGGAATACGTATAACGTTGTTAGATCCGACATGTAATTTCTCCACAAATCTTTTAGTATTCCCTGAATAATTGGAGAAATATACGATATCTATGGACATCTATTTTAACTCCTTTTTATAAACTAGGGATAGAAAAGGGAGAGAGCCGAAACCCTCTCCCTAATCAATTTTACCACAATTACTTAAGCAGGGCAACCTTGCTCTTTGGGTGAGCCTTGTTCCACTTAGCAGCAAGTGCATTGTACTTTGCCTTGTTACCATCAGCAAGTGCGTTAGCGATAGCCAACTTGTTGTTTAGGTCTGCAATAGTAGCATTTGCAACAGCAAGTTCTGCATCCTTAGTTGCTACAAGAGCAGCAAGGTCTACAACCTTAAGGGTTCCACGAACGAAACCAGTAGGAGCAGTAAGACCAGTAACAGCAGTTGCTACAGTAGCAGTTGCAATTAGGTCATATGAGCCAACAGCAAGACCAGTGAGATCCTTAGTTGCAACACCATCAGCACCAGTGGTGATTGAGTAAGTGTTGGTAGCAGTTCCAGAAACAACCTGAAGTGCCACGGTTGAACCATTAACAGCATTGCCGAATACGTCAGTACCAGTAACAGTTACCTTAGCGGTTGTGCCTAGAGCAGCAGTGGGTGCTGATAGAGCAATAGTGTTTAGTGCAGCAGCATTACCCTTAACATAGAAAGTTCCAACAGTAGTTGAACCAACGGTTACAACGACCTTACCAGTCTTGGTAGAGGTGGTGTATGCATAGAAGGTTGCGGTGGTACCAGTACCAGTTGCAACATCTAGAGTAGTCTTGCCAGCATTTGCAGCAACGGTTGCACCAGTAGCAGAAACTAGAAGTGCGTCAGTTGCGGTAGCAGTAGCAGTTACGTTGTTGTCAAGACCAGCAACAGCGATCTTAACAGCATCAGTTGCGTCTACAGCATTGTCTGCAGGAACTGGAAGCACAACTGCAGTAGCAGCAGTTAGACCATCAGTTGAAGCAGCAACGTTGTTAACGGTTAGTGCGGTGGTCACAGCAGCGTTTGCTACAGCGACAGTGCCAAGAACGGTAGCAAATGCTACGGCAATGGCAATAAGTGGCTTCTTTAGTGAAGTCATGTTTATTTTCCTTTTCTCTTTGTTAGATTAGATCGAATCTAGCCAAGTATTCTTTTACTTCTTTTGGCATAGGTTTATATTTTATCACATTGTCATCATTCATGTCAACAGCCTGTTTTGGTCTGTCTCTAAATGTGTGGACCTCTACCTCAAGATTGAGGTCTTTCGGAGTATGTGAAATTGCTCCAAAGATTGCCCCACATACAGCATCCGCTAAGTCCTTAGAGGATTTGCGTGGGTGGTCAACTCTATTTTGTTTTACAATTTTAAGTTCCGTCAGTTCTTCAAATAGAAGATCAATTGCTGGCATTATAAGACGATCTTCATATACCAACATAGCCATGTCTTCGTAGTGTTTCTTGGCAACAGAAACAGTATCAGTTCTGATTCCTACCTGCTTCAATTCATTCTGAATATCGAATGACTGCCAACGGTCAAATGATACCATACCAAGATTAAAACCAAGTCTGCGTAGGTTTTGAATCCATTGCTTGACCTCTGAAAGGTTTACAGGACCTTCTGTGCGTGGCTCCCACCATGCTACAGCATCTACTACAACAATAGGCATTACCTGTTGGTAGTCTTTTCCAATCTGAACATTTACCCATTTATCTACATGAGCGATTGCCACAGCACACTTGTCGTGCTTCTGTGCAAGGTCAGCATGGACGTAATAAGTTTTATTTTCATCTGGCTTGAATGATTCATCAAATCTTCTGTATTGATCTAGTGGATTGCGAATGCTCATTGCACTCCGAATCTTGTCTTCCTGTCTAAAGAATCTGTCAGACGAGAATGTAGGGACACAGGCAAAGCGTTGCATGGCATCTCCCATGTCAGTAAAGAATGCCAACTTAAAGTCATCAATCTTACGAGTAGGATTTACTACCCAGGTTGGTCGCTTTAATGCAAACATACCTGGATATTTATAGGAGACAATTGTATCTTCATCCCATTCAATATCTAAATAGTTACCCTCTTGATTATCTGGCAATTCAGGATTCATAATAAATCTATGAGTCTTTGTTACAACTTCTTTCTCTGCAATTACTGCATCGTATCTTGAGGAGATGAAGTCACCAGGATATCTAGGGAACGATAGTAGGGCAACCTTGCCCAGATCAGGAAAGCGAGAGTCAACTGACGCACGGAATGCTTTGTAGATATTATCTGCAGTCTTGCCCTGATCATTTCCTGTGCCAATTTCCGTGGCAAAACCAGAGATCTCGTCAAGGACTGCGAGGATAAGGTTGAGACCCTCATGCGACTCACGTTCGGAGTGTCCTGAATAAACTGTAATAGAGTGGTCAAATTCAATACTCTCTGCCTTGGCGTTAAACTTGCCAGCGAACCACGGAGACTTTTCAATCTTCGTTTTGAAACCCTTGAAGAAAACGTTCTTCGCCTGCTGTGCGTTAATCGCCACGTTGATAATATCAATAGCATCGCCTGATGGTTTACCAAAATAACGAGCAGGGTCTTTGAGGCAAAGTAACTTATAAACGATATAGGAGCAAGCAACAGTTGACGTAAAGTCTTTACCACTTCCCTTACCAAGTTGTAGAATAACTTCATTCTTGGTATATTTGTTGTAGTATCTTCTTCCATCTGTTTCTCCCATCAATTCAATCAGGTCTTCTAGTTTATAGATTTGTGACATAGCCTCAACAATGTCATACTGAATTTGTGATAGTGGTGGCTGATTTAGATACGCTTCGCCTTCAACGAATGTTTTAGCATCTACAGGACGCTCTGCAAAGTTGTCGGACTTAAGTGCTTCTAAGAAATCATCAAACATCGCTATTAACCACCACAGTAATTACTTCTTTGTCCTTAGATACCTCAGATAGCCTACGCATAATTTTATCTCTTACCTCTGGATGTTCTGCTGCGATATCCTTTAGGATACCCACCAAAATTTCCTGACGGTTTTCGATAGCAATCATTTCCTCAGCAAGTTCTTTATTCTCAAGAAGTCCTGCTTTCTGAAGCATATCAATACGCTTAGACTCAAGATCCATAACCAACTTAATACCAGCAGTCTTTGCACCCAGGTTGGCAGTAGTTGTAGCATCATCAATTACCTCATATGCTTTCTGAATTAGTTTAGTATAGTGAGTGTCTGCACCTACTAGGGCTTCCTTGGCACGAGCACGAATAGCAGCATTATCTGCAGCCATCGCTCTCCACTCATTAATATATGCCATAACCTTTTGTCTTGGCATAGCAAGTTCTTTGGAGATCTGAGTAGGCTCATTACCTGCCAGATACTTTTCAACAACCTTGTTTACTTCATCAAGGTGTTCTATTGTCAAATCTTCAAACGACACGTTTTGCTCTCTTTCCTCGTTGTGGGATACGCTTAACATCTTCTACCCTAAATGCTCTGTATGTGCTTGCTACTTTGCCCATAACCTCAAAGCAATCAACCCATACTGCACCAGTCTCAGAGTTTGTTGTCAAACTTTCAAACTTAAACTTTTGACCATATTGTCCAGATATCTTGATCATGTCACCCTTAACAATCTCAAAGCCATTTACAAGCATTCGGTACTCTCTAAGAAAGCGTTGTGCGACTGCTGGAACTGGTACGATCTTTTTTCTAGCCATTGGTTCTTTCTACCTTAATTCTCAATAAACATTTCTTACAGGTTGTATAGGTCATTCCTGTAAATGGACATGATGCAGTTTCCATGTTGGTATGCTTGCATCCGATTCTATTTAAATATGCTTTTGCCACATAGGCAAAGTGTTTTAGATATCTCACCTTTTTGACTTCCTTAATCCAAACTTAGCAAGATATACATAGATAGTCTCTACGCTTACCCCACACTCTTTTGCAATATCTTCTGGAGACTTGCGATCAATGTGGAAGCGTTTCTTCAACCATGCTTCATTAGTATATAACTTTGCCATTTACTTGTCAATCTTTCCCCAGTTATGAATTGCATAATGACCAATGCCAACTGCATCTGCCACATCATCATCCTGGATATTCTTATCATAATAAGTGTTTACAAATTTAATTGTTCTTTGTTTACGAATCTCTCTAGACTTATTCTGATACCAGTTCTTTGACTTACCTGGGAACTCTTTCATTAAATCCTGTTTCTCTTTGGCGGTTAGTTTATTGTTTCCAATAAAACTTTGCCAGGTAATAGGATTGATTGACCCTGCTGTTCTGATACCTGCTAGTTTAGCAGCACCCAGAAGCGATCCTTGGATTAAGGCAAGATCAGAAGCAGTCTTTGGACTATTGATGAAGACAGTGTGTTCGATAACAATTGCGTCAATCTCAAAATGCTTGAGAAACGGAAGAGTTTTGACAGCAGCGTCTCCGAGTTTTTGATATGCATTATTTCCCTCAAACTTAATCTTTCCATATCTTACTAAGGATAGATCAGAAAAGATAGCGAAAGCGAGGCTATTAGTACTAGCATCAATAGCAAGAATATTTTTTGGTTTCGCATTTCTACTAATCCTTTCCATTTAAGAACCTCTTCATTTCTCGTAGAGTCTTTGACACTTCTACTGGATCTGAACTGCAGTTCTCGCAAATGTGGTCATCATTATAAATTGATAAACGCACATTGCAAGACCTACAAAAGCGTGGCTTGTCTTTGCGACGCTGTCTACGCTGCATCTGGT